CTAGACTTAAACTGATTTGTTATTTTCATGGTTTCTAATTGCTTTACGAATTACTTTTCGTATTCTCTTTAAATCCTCAACATCTAGATTATTAATGGAAGTCGTTTGCCATCCATTATGAGATATTTCCAAAGCTAATCCATCAGTCCATCTGTCTTTTACTACTTCTACTTTTTTAGTTCTCATTTTCTTCTTAATTTAGTATCTGGGTATAAATACCTATGTACATGAGTTATATGGTATTTTTCTGATAGTTGGCGTAAAGAATAACCCGATTGATAATCCTCGTTTAATTCCCTGATTTGAGATTTGCTTATGGGTATTTTCCCTTGAGGTCTTAATCTTTTATCTTTTATACACTGTTGTATATTTTCTTCTTGGGTACCCCAATACAGATTTTTATAATGATTGTTAGTAGGATTATTATCTATATGGCACACAAAGGGTTTACCATCAGGATTTGGAATCCAAGTTAAAGCTACTAATCTAGAAGCCTGAACCCTGATTCTCTTATCACATCTTCTTAAAATATGATAAGTTCTATTCCTACTGATAGTACCTTTCATAAACATCCACAGACCTCTTTTAGGATAATACTTATATAGCCTACCCCTTTTAGAAATATGATATCCTGGCCAACCCTTTATATTGTGGGATAATTTTCTATTATATATCACCTGATTTCTTCTCATACTTCTCTTTATTTGCTGAAGGATTGCCCTTCTGTTCGTTCATAATCTTGTCTAAATTTTTAGCATATATCTCATCATAGTTCTTTCTTTGTTCTTTAGTAAACTCTGTACATCTTTGCCTTTCTACATCACACCTAAATAAGGCTCTACCAAAAGGAAGACCATCCCTTTGTACTACAATCTCAGAACGAAGGATATTATCTTTTTCTTCTTGCTCTGTACTGTTAAGACCCATAATGAATTGAGCATTACGTACAATGGCAATAGAACCAGATATATCGTTCTCATCATATTTAGTTGCTTGGTGTTTCTTACCTTCACGAGTAATATGATGAGCAGTCCATACAACATCTAAATGCAAATCCTCAGCAAGATTCTGTAAGTCAATATATACATTTGAGATTCTATCAAAATCCTCTTTATCCTTTGCAATAGAAGCAAGCTTCCCTGCATAGTCAACCATCAATACCTTAATATCAATCCCTTGGCTCCTAAGAGTAAGTATCTTCTCCCTTATATAATTGCAGTCAGTAATTAATGCAGGTACTCTTTCAACGATTAATTCAACTCCAAACCTTGCAAGTTTTCTTAAATGCTTAGCCTCGAGTTTATCATAATCTCCAGTATATAATTCCTTCTTAGTTTTATTGATACTGGATTGAATGAAACGGTCCATAATTTGTTCTTGACCATTTTCTGTATCCACATAATAAACTGACTTCTTCATTCTAAGGTAACCTCTTGCAAGGTTAACCATGAAGAATGTTTTCTTTGCTTTAGGTTTATCCAAGATTACATTGATTGATGCACCTGGGAATCCTCCCGCATTGGTTAAATCGTTTAGTTGCCTAAATGGGCATGGTACTACTGAGGGTTCTGCCTGTCTTTTAAATTGACGTTCTGTAACATCCCGAATCATGAATAAAGGTTCGTCCTCCTGTTTAGGTCTACTTCTTTGTAATACCTTCTCTACCTTTCTTGAGTATTCTTCGTATTGTTCGAAGTTATCTAAGTCAAATGAATCATTTAAATTCTTCATTTCAACATAGGTAGAGAACTGATAGATTTTCTCTTTAATATATTCTGAATCGGATAATTGAATTGAATAAAGATTTTTAATAACTTTCTCAATGTTTGGAATATCGTCCTTAGTAACCAGGTCAACATAGTTTTTGGATTCTAGCATTTCTCTGAGTACTTGTTTAAGGACATTCTGTGATGGTATCTTTCTTTGCTTCTTAAAGTATTTAAGTATACCTTCACATATTAAGGAATGTTCGATAAGTACTAAGTAGCTTGGTTTTATTCTGCTTAGTACTAAACCTCCTTCCTTATCTTGAATGATGAACCTGAGAATCTCTAACTGAAAGTCAGGTGCAAAGCTAAATTTAATTTTATTCTTTTTCATACATTATTATATTGCAATATTATATACTAATAGATTTTGATAGTCCTCGTATAGTTCTGAACTCATGTCCACAATATCTAGTCTTCTTATCCTCAGCCGCTCGGTGAAATTTTTTGATATTCTTATATTATATAAAATATATTTATTATATTTGCATAACGAAATACTTAAAGAATATGAGGAAATGTAATGGAAACAATGGTTCAGAGCTTCATAGATTAAAACCCATGCAGGATTATGATGAAGCAATGTTTAATCGGTTATACAAAGTTTGTAAGCCAGTTATTCGGAACCTTACCAAACAGATTGATTACAAAAGGTTTAACCTTACTCCAGATATAATATCTTCTTATTTCTGGGATAAAATGTTATTTGTTTTTAATAAGTACTATGGTACTTGTAGTGAAGAACATCTTAAAGCAAGAATCCTTTCTTCTCTTGCTACATTTAAGAATAAGCTTCTTCGATTTGCCTATGGAGAGATTGCAGAATACAATCAGAACCTATTCAAACTTGAAGACTTATTTGATAATGATAAAGAGTTAGAGGATGACGATGAAGAAGTTAAGGCTAAGGAAGAAATGCTTGAATTATTATATAAGTATATGAAAGAGAAGTTATCTCCCGATGCTTATATGGTATTTGAAGTATTACTTACTCCACCTCCTTATATTAAAGAACGAATTAAAGATGGAGAAAGAATCACCAATATAATGCTGGTTGAGTTCTTTGATATGCCTAGAACTAAGAAGTCAGTTAAATACATAGGAGAACTCAAACAGGATATCTTATATTGGGAAGAGAAAGCTAAGGAAGAACTTCACTACTAAACACAAAAGAAAAGGGACGTTTCCCAACGTCCCTTTCTCAACATCATAAATTAAAAGTTCTTTGTCAACAATATAAGTAGTTAAGACATATTATTATAGTTTTATAATATATGCCAGTACGTAGTACGGTGGTCTATTCTCATGAGATTGACCTCCACCTGCAGCTCGGGTATCATGGTCCCAAAGTGCTACATAAGAATTATCCCTATCGGTTTTACTACTACCATAAAGGTTATTACCAATCCACTGACTACCATTAATACCGATACCATCGTAAGCCTCAATATAGTAAGCATCTGCAAAGTTGTGAACGTGAGAAGGTATCTCCTGAGTAGAAAGAGTTACTTTCTCTTGGCCACCAGTATTACCAATCAAATTGTAATCTTCATTACCAGATGACCAACCTACAATGAATTTACCCGATAAGTCTGGTGTCTGTAAGTCTTCTACAATCTGACCATTACATAAAGCCCAGCCTTCTGGTACGGAAACTCCATTCCACATTGCAATTAATCCTCTTGGTATATTGGCTCCTGCCATACCACCAAGCTTTTCATCAATGTAAGCCTTGATATCAAAATTAGGGAATCCTTGCAATAGTCGTAAGAGAGTTTCTATATTTGCTTGTTGCATTCCATGGATAGCAGTATTATATTCTACTGGTTGGGGAAACTTCCCTGCATAGGGAACAATAGAATATTTCTCTACGGTGTTATCCATTGAGTTGGTACCTTGACCATATATACCAATTAATACCATAGAGGATTTGTCTACCAAACCTTGAGATACTGAAGCCATAGCTCTGTTCACTAGAGACTCATATGATAATTCATTATCTTCTAATACGTTTGTTTTTGACAAGTTTCTAGTATCCTTAGGTGTTGGATATAGTGGGTCTACAGACCTCTTGTACAGAGAATAGAACGAATTAGACTCATTCCAGAAAGCCCTGAACTGTACTGGGTTCTGTACTGGTTCTTCTAAGGGTGTATGATAAGCAAATACAATTACATCCTCATTAGAACCCTTTGAGCCTTCAATATTAGGTATACTAATATTAGCACTATCAGAAATGTAGATTGTACCATCTCTTGCTATACAACCAAAGTTTGTATCTGGTCCTTCACCAGAATCTGCAGCCTTAGTCATATATCTTGAAAGGATTCTGTCCTTCATTGCTTGATATGCAGGAGATGTAGGTTCTCCATTAGGTAAGAGAGTGATTGCATTATTTACAATCATTGCTGAGCCAAATCCACAAAATGGACCCATGCCTACGGGTGCAGCTATTGCTTCAGCTGCATCCTTAGACTTTATTATACCTTCATAATCAAAATACGTTTTCATAATGTATCTTCGTTATTGTTATTACTCTTATATTCTTTCGATTGGTTTTTCATATCTTGGAAAGCCTCTCCTACAGCCTTGAACCTGAAGGTTATTAATTTCCAAAAGATAGACCAGATACTATACTTCTTTTCTACACCATGTAGAGTACAGATGTGATTATAAATGCTATCTATCTCGAAACAGTAACATAATACCATTACCGTTATAGATACTGTTATTGGATTTAATCCGTAAGGTTCTCCGATGGCTTTACCTATTACGGCACCCAGTAAGATGTAACACAAGTAATCAATGATTTTATTAAGAGTTCTTCTCCCGGCTCTAGATTTTCTTATTTCAATCTTCTTTGCCCTACTTGCAGATATACCAAACCAGAAGTCTGCAAGTATTAGTACAAAGGCCAATAAAATCATCCACCTTAAATCAAAGATAATGGCATAACATTCAGAAGTAAATCCAATGATACCAGTTTTAAATAGTGTGTTAAAAGAGCTGCTTTCCATTTTGTTTATTCTATTTTAAGTGACCATTCTGTTCCTTCCGGAACTAATATATTAATACCTTGTTCCGAAATATCATTGGATTCCCAAGTAAGTTCTGTCTTATCAACTACATCCAACAGATTTACAATGAATACTGCTTTAACTGCAGGATTAGCTTTCACATAGAAAGTATGTTTACCTGGCAGATTAGTGAAGAATTGATAAGGGCTTGGATGAACTACATCTGGAGCTGTCTCATATACAATATCTGAAACTTCTCCAGTATCTGAAGTACAGGTTACGATAGTAGATACTTCTTGTATATCCTTACTTAATTCTGCACTTACTGGATTACAGGTTAATGTATACTTAGGTATAACATCTTTAACTGTAAGATTAACTACGGAGCCTTGATAGTAAAATTCATAACTACCTGCTTTATCCATAGTAATAATAATATTTGAATCATAGGTTTCAGAAAAACCATCAAGAATTATACCAGTTATAACAGAACCACCGTCTCCCCAACGTAAATAGAATTGACAGTTCTTAGATTTAGTTAATTGATATCCTGCCTTGATATACTTCCCTGCATCTTCTGCTTCTTCTGAGTAGGGTTCTAATTCATACCAATTCTCATCATCTTCATTCAAGGGTTCTAACCATAAGTATGATTGAGGAGCTGGTACATAATCAAGTACTTCTACTTCTACAGACTTACTGGCATCCCCTACAGATTCAAATTTATAACTACCAGCTTCATTGAATTGGTATTCTGTATTTCTACCATAATAGAAATCAGGACCAACTACATAACGGTCAGTTAATTTTGTAGTTCCCAATTTTACCCAAGTACCCTGAGTATTCTTTTTGTAGATTGTTACTTCGGTATTAAAATAATAACCTAAGTTTGCACTTTCAAAAGTAGAATAATAAATACCAGATGTAACCCAAAGATTAACTGATGCAGAACCTTGGGCATTTAGATTTAATCGTTTATTAGATACACCTATATCATAGGTAATTGTATAACCCAATCTATAAGCTACTACAGTACCATAATTACTTGTATTACCTGAATCATCTTTGGTACATCTGAATTGGAATGTACCAGTAGTGGTTGGTGCCCACCTTTGACCATTACGAACTAAGATACCTGGGTCTGAAATACATACTGCGATTAGTTGGCTAGTATCTTCATTAGGGTCTGAAGAACGTATGGTTATTAAAGATTTCTCACCATTGGTAAGATTAATGTTTCTTGGTTCACAGAGTACTGTGTAGTTAGTAGCAATAGCAGTTACGGTTAAGGTTACTTTCTTTGCTGGGAAGTCTGCAATAACCCATTCATAAGTACCAGCAGAAGTTATTTCCCAAACAGAACCAGAATCTTTAGTTTCATAGGTATTAAGTAACTGTACGGATACAGGTTTAATATTTCCCCGATAATTCATATTTGCAGTTACCCTTACTTTGATTACTGGATTAGTACCTGTAATTACTAAATTATCTGGGTCTGTTCCTCCTTCTACCAAGTCGGCATATATGTGATAAGATTTAGTGTAATATTCTAAACCTATATCTACATAGGTAGTTACTGAAGTATCTCCTACACTTCGAAAGTAATATCTTTGGTCACCCTTTCTTGCATAGAAAATAGAACCGCTTTCATATTTCTTTGAGCTCCACTTATTCTCAGAGGGGTCATATCCAGTTACCTGATATCTTAAATCGGCATCATCGTAATCAGAAGTAACGGTTACTCTAATGGGTACTTCTGTTATATGTCCTGTTACAATCTTTGCAGGACTGATAAGAGGTTCAGCTACAATTTTATAATTGTAAGCCAAATCAAATCCATAAGCAATCTTCCCAGATACATTGTATGGTAAGAATCTATCGAATAACTTATCAATTGATTGTTTGAAAGCTTTGAACTCTGGAGTGGGGGAAGTAAACCCATGACCGCTTATAGAAATACCTACCCCTATACATTGAGCACAACCATAAATCTTATCATAGTTGTATTTGTCGTACTGAGAATAATCGGTATCATATAAGGGGTCTACCTTTTCCCATTTATCCATCTCTCCATCGGTTGGGTCTGTAATTGTACAGGTTAGCCCATACATATTAAAAAGAATTTCGAAGAACTTTCTTGAGCCTCGAATCTTGAGTAATGAGATTGAATATTTTAAGATAGTTCGAATCTGTTCATTACTTAAGTTGGGAACTCCTTTATGTTCTCCGGTTCTAGCAAATGGCAATGCTCCCAAGAACTCCCAGAGGTAGTTTAAATACCTCTGCTGAGTTTTATCAATATCGATTATATCTAGAATATTATCAATATCTTTAGTTATATCTTCTTGGAAATAGTTACCACAAATTTCTAGAAATCTTTCTAATATGCCCTTACCGTCGACTTTATAAGTATCTTGCTCTTTAAATTCGAAAGGTAAGAAATCAATTAGGTTTTTAAGATTTGTCATACGATTTCATTTACTTTAAGTGTTAACTGACTTGAGTCTTCGAATACCGGAATATTATAACCTGGGTCTGTATAATCCTTGTTAGGTTCTGCAATGGTTATGGTATATCTAAATCCGGATTGATAACCATTGTTCTGGATATCCAAGGCAAATACAAATCCATTTATAGTATCTCTAATCTGTGTAGTCTTACCCACTTGGCCATCATAAGAAAAGCCTCCCTTAACTGAACGTACTGTAAACTGAGTACCTGAAGAGAAAGAGATAAAGTAAGACATACTACCATTAGCCTCGTCTAATTGGAATTGACCAAGGATTAATTCCTTGTTACCATATACGGTAGTAGGCCATGGTTTAGTATAGAACTTCTTCAAGTGTAAATAATCTACTGATTCAAGATTATCTATGAGTGCATAGATATCGGAGATTCTTACGCTGCCACCAATATCGGAGGCTTCCGGAGAATAAGCATTAAATAATGCACTTAGAATCTGAGATTGTATTTCCGATGTCTTATAAGACTTCTTCCCTGTAACTTCTACATCCAAGATAATGTTTACCTTACCTGCAGACTTAACTGTTAACCAAGTAGTAAGAGGTGAGTTCTGATGTAATACATCATATACCTTTTGAATAAGATTAGAGTCAGCAGTAGCACCATTATCTGGAGATATGTAAACAATTAATTTTCTACCACATTCATATTCTGCCTTTGCTTTACTAACTCCATCAACTAGTTTAGCTAAGTCTATGAAATCTTGTTTGGTAATAGCAACTCCCATAGTTTTTACACTCAAAGGTATATGTTCCTTAAGCATATTGAAATTTTCGTATGATGAACCTCCACCTGCAGCATAAGTATTAGATACTGTAGCATCCGTTACTGATGAAGATATAACTGAAGGTACAGAAGTAATCATACCAGATTTTACATTACCATTGATACCCGTAGTAAGGTAGAACTTAACCTCGGATATCTTAGCATTAGCTGCTGGCTTCTGCCCATATTTACCATCACCAAATAAGATATATGGATTTAAAGCTTCATCCATAGTAACCATGAAATGTTTATCGGTGGGTTTTGAATAAGCAAAGGTATTTACCAATACCCAAGATTCTCCACCAATCTTCATACTCATAGTTCCATGTTCGTAGTACTTACCATTAGGTAATGTACCCAGGGTAATAGTTACCCTTTCATCTGAAGGTATAACCATTCCATTTATCTGGCTTTCTGTATATAATTCATGTTGTACAACTGGAACTTTACAAGTAGTTACATTAGCATACCAAGTTACATCCCTAGAAGATAACCATTTGTTACCATTAGAATCTGTAAATAAAGTTCCAGAAGGTATAGTTAATTTAGCACCAATAGAATCTCCAGATACATCCCTGGATACTACCAAATCTACTGATGCTGCAATAGCACCTCTTGCATGATAATCTACCAAAGCTCCATGCCTAACTACTGAACTGTATTTACGAGCAGTAGGTAAGAAGGATTCCCTTGCCATATTATCAATGTAGTAGTGAAGAACTTCGGCAATTGCCGCAAACAATGAAAGGATAATGATTAATATATTTCCTTCCGAGTAATCAGTTACGAGTACATTGCCATCTTTGTCTTTGATATTCGTAAGTGATTCTATCAGCTTGGCCTTAATCTGTTGGTAAGACCTCTGATAAGGGTTGAGCCATTTATTAGTGATTCCCATATTAATAAGAGTTTAATGAATTTCCATTTTTATCGTAGGTCAGGTACAGGTACTGACTAGTAGAAGTTTCATTAACTACATAATGAACTTCTATGTTTATTTTAGCACCTTGTCTAGAAACGGTAATACCTTTAAAGGTAATCCTTTGTTCCCATGCACCAATTGAGCTTTTAATAAACTCTTTAATAATAAAACTTAGGGCTTGTGTATTTGGCTCCTCTATACATTCCCATAGGCGATTCCCAAAGTTTTCCTGTCGAAATCGTTGTCCTATTAAATAATACATTATAGAGCTTATATTATTTCTTACCAAAGCCATATCACCATTAACGGGATACCAACCTGTTTCACCCTTTTCATTTCTCGTAAGTTGAATAGGGAATATCATACCCTTTCCAACGATGTTAGTAAGATAGTTATCCATTAGTGTATACATTTAGTGTCCTCATAATCTTCCTGTTTGAAAGTAGAGAACGGTTGACTTGCTTGAGTTACAGTAGGACCTGAAGAACCTGGTCCAGTAGTTACACCGGAGTGTATATGAGAATTGAATAAAGCTCTTAGAGTTTCCAGTTCTTTAATGGTATTATTGAGTTTCTCGGTTAGTTCTTTAATATTAACTACTCCTTGATTCTCTCCTTTATTTAAGATTACTGTATCTCCAGAACCTACGCTTACATCTCCTTGTGCTTGAATAGAAATGTTTCCTTTAGCAGCAAGGCCTACATCACCATTTATATAAACCGTAAGCTTCCCATTGTCATCATCTAGTACCATTACATTTCCCTCTGGAGTAATGATTCCCATCTTATTTGGGCCATCCAAAGGGTCTGGTACTTGTTGTAATCCCCAACCATGGTATTCCCATAAGGGTTTAGTTGGGTCTCCAAATTCAAATGTAACAAATACTATATCTCCAACTTTAGGAGCTAAATACTTGAACCCATTATTGATGGAACCATGTTGGCCCTTAGGAAAAGCCCATGTAATGATTCCACCCATGACTTCAGGACAGCATACTTTAATACGGTTCATATGTTTCTCCGTATCATTATTATCTACCACTATACCACGGTAGATAGAGTAGTATCTACCTAAACCTTCGATACCCTCTTCTGTTAGTAATCTAGCTGTTGAGTACATTATTTCTTGTTGGATTTATATCGTTCATAAGCTTTCATTGCCCAATTAAACTCATCGAAGTTATACCTTTCTTTCATAGAAGGAGTAACCTTCGATTGGTCTGCCTTTATTACATTAGTCTTACCATAGATTGCTGTACCGTTAGAAGTTACTACTGTACCCTCGGTACGAACAGTACCTGCAGCAAGAGCCTTTGGGTCTTTAGCATTTATCTCATCATAATAGAACTTATTCTGTAAAAACTCTCCTGCACCTTTCTTATCGATAATTCTACCCTTATCATCCATGAACCTTTCTACAAAGTATACTACTTCATTGTAGGTAAAATCATGTACAATATCAGAAGCATTAGCAGTATTCTTTTTGTTCTTACCAAAATCGGTTTTAGCAGAATCCTTAGCATCATTACTTACAATATCCTGAGTACTGAGTTGAGTCATAGATGTAGTTTGTCCATCCCTTGCATTATTCTTAATCAAATCAAGAGTACAAAGATAACCTTGACCAGCATCCATGGAATGTTGTACTGATTTAATATACCAAAAACCTGACCATCTTTTTCCAACATTATCCAGGTATATTACTTGAGAAGATTGTAATGAAGGCCTACCTACTACAGTCATTTGGCATACTAGTTTTCTTTCGGATATCTTAAGGCCACCATTAGCATTAGCATTCATGGCCCAAGTAACCTTATCTGCTCCACCATATCGGCCAAAAAGATTATGATATAATTTATAAATTGGTACTAAGAAAGGTACCTTCTTCATCCTTCGTATCTTAACCCTAGCTTTAACCTTTCTGGTCATAGTGGGAGTAGTAACTCCATCACCAGAATAATCTAATTTATAGGTATCTGGGTATACCATAATACAAGGGTCTTTTTCCAGAGCAGATATACCTCTCTGAGATTGATTATCTATCATTTGCTTTTCATAAGGATTACTTGAAAAAGTTCTGATATCTATCATACGTGTTATAGTTCCCCCTTCTGGGTCATATTCTCTTGGGTCTACCCATTCTTCTGCAAGGTATTCCATTTTGTATTCTCCAGTAAATAAGTATCTTTCATTTTCTAGTAATTGCCTAAGATTACTTTCCAACTCTTTACCGTTCTTTGAGTTCTTTAAGATTTCTTGAATAACCCTTTTCTTATCGTTCGGTAGATTATTTACAGCAGTATTAATTGCCTCACGATATTGTTCAGTACTTAAATTATCCAATGCTTCTTGTTTACCTGCATTATATGCAACGTAAGGTTTCTGAGAACCGTACTCTTTTATTGCAGAACTAGATTTTTTTACTTTAGCTTCATACTGTTTATGACTAGCTACTATTTCTGGAGATACGGTAATGGGATGAGGATGTCCCAACCCAAAATTCTGTCCAGTTTTATAATCCCATGAAGGTACTACTTCGGTATTATCTTGGGGAGATTTAATAGGTTTGAATAAAGATATTTCTTCTTTCTCTCTTTCAGGTTCTGTAGTATCCGTAGAACCTACAACTAAACCCTTATCTTCGGGGTCTATGGTTTGAGTTAATTGAGCTTTTACCCTTTTAGTTATCTTTTGCATAGTGAAAGATACTCTAAGTACCTCACCATTTTCTTGTTGGTATATGTAAGTATATTCTGGTTCTTGAGTAAACTTACGATTGTGTATGTATATTACACCATCGCGAGAATCAATATACCAAGGACCATTTGCATACCCTTTCATCTTTTGTTCTAATTGAACCAAGATGTTATTACCTATTAATCCTAAGTCACTATCTATTAGTGACTTCAAATCACTTGGCATAGCTACTTGAGCTACTCCACTAAACCGGTTAGCGTAAAGTATCTTTCCAGTAGTATTTCGACTTTGTTCTGTCGGGACCTGTAGTGACTCGTAAACTTTATTACTTATTACTTGTTTAGCCATTACTGAAATATTTCTATGATTACGCCTATGTCATTGTTACAGCCATTATCCAAAAAGTTGGATAAGCTGTATTCCGATAAATCTGAATGAGTGTAAGGTGGTTGGAATCTTAAATCCCCAACTGTATCTATACACTTAATCGTCACATGAGTACCAGTGGAATCGAATACACAATCCAAATCTCTAACCTTAATACTGCGTACTGGGCTAGAGATAAATTGACCATCGGGGTATATGTATCCCCACTGAAGATAAATAATCGAGCTTTCCTGGAGGTCTTCGATATCTACCGTATCTGGGTCTCCAGTATCAAATGTAATGGTAGCTAAGTTCTCTTTCTCCTCATCATATTTGTAGCTCCAATTACTTATATAAGCGCCAAGAGGTATGCCAGTAATGGGATTCATTATAGGCATACCTCCAGAATTGAACAGAGCCATATAAGGTGTTGCTGTTCCATTATAAAGTATTGGTTGGTTAGGTTTTCTAATTTCAGCCATACATGGGTATTCTTAAAATTTGATAAGGTTCTAATTCTTGAAAAGGGTTCAAGATATTATTAGCTTCGGCAATCAGATACCACTTACCAGAGTCACCATAGTAACGATAGGCAATATTCTGTATAGTTTCTCCATCCAATACAGTATGTTGTTTATCGTTATCAGTGTAAGGAACGTTTGGAGGAGTTACCTCTAATGAATAATCTCCCTCATCATACTTAAGAGCAATGGCTCCATCATAGGGACTTGCTCCTGTTAGGTATTGATTTAAGTCTATCATATCTGTATTCCTTTTGTATTCTTTAAATCTTCTTCAGTTACAATATCTTGATAAGATAAGTTATAAGCACTTACTCTTTTGAAGATTAATTCCTGAGTTGCAGCTGCAGGCAATAACTTTAAATCCTCAATTGTACATGACTTACCTGCTACTCGAGTCCTTGAAGCATTTCTGAAATTATTCAGGGTATAGGTTGCAGATGTAAGAATGTACTGATGATTATCGAATATACCAGAACTACCCCACTCGATTTTTAAAATCGGAGGGCTTGCTTGATAAGAGTTTGCCTTAGTCCACATTTCCAATAATCGGCATTTAGTAATTACCTCTTTTGGATTATCTGGGTCATTACAGAACCAAGATACATTGAATTGAATTATATCCTCACTACCCGTAAAGTGATACATAGGAGTATTACGTCCCATAGATTTAATCGTTGCCCAAGTAGTTTCTCCTCGGAAATCAATTGAAGGTGGTCTGTTCTGAAGAGTGATATATTGATAGGGGCTAGCTGTAAGATTATAAATCACTACTTGATTCATACTTCTTACCTCAGGCATTACTAAGAAAAGTTCTTTATTCTTTGTAACACTCTGACCTTTAGCTGGGTCCATTTCTTCATATCCGAATGGAACTCCACCTTCTACTTGATGTTTTAATTCCATTCGATATTGATTCTGAATCCTTTGGTTTAACTTAGGATTCTTTGAACTAGCTCTTGGTCCAAATGGGTTATTAGGGTCATATACTTTACCCTTATCTGCAGTATCTTTAGGCAAGGTTGAAGTTGCCCTATTGAGATAGATTCTGGCCCTCCAAAGTTTATTTAAAGGACCAGTAAGAACTCCTGCAGAATCTCGAGTGAGGTCATTATACTTTTCAACAACCCCACCTGCTATCTGATTTAATATTCTTGCCATGATTGTTTAGTTTAATCCCAATGATATACCAGTAAAATCTTGTTGGCCACCAGGAGCAAAGTCTCCAGCTTCGTTTCCATCTACTGATATATTAATTCTTGAATCCTTGAATCCATCTCTGATTGCACCTCTAACTGCATCAATAAATGCTTGTTGGTTTCTGTCTTGAATAGAAGCTTTGGTTTCTTCTGAGTTTAATGCAGCAGTGTTATTATCTACAGAACTTGTAAGACCACCGATTACTTCTATCAATGCAGGGATAGCTATAGAAGCTAGTAGTCCCCAAGGCCCACCTAAGAATCCTAAAAGTCTACCACCAAGTAATCTAGCACCAAATCCCATAGCACCTTTCTTAGCAATCTGTTGGCCTGCAGTTTTAGTTACGGTAGAACCTACTGCTGCTCCAACCCCTGCTCCTGCAAGAGTACTCATTGAAGTAAATCTTCCTCTTGCATCTCTTGCTACTACAGTACCTTTTCGGGTTTTACCTATGGTACCTCCCATTGGTAATGCAAAGAATTTACCTGGAGCCATTTGCATAGCAGTCATTCTCATCATCATTGCTGAGATATTTCTCATGTGACCTTCAAGGATTGAAGCTTGAACATTAGTTCTTACCATACCTTCTGCCATACCATTAGTCTCGGTAGTAGCTAAAGCTTGGAAAGTACCAATCATTTTGATTGTACCTTGAATAAATTTGAAGCCTTGATATAAAGTACCTACTACTGCTCCAGTTGCAACTACCTTTACCAAGAACTTACCTGCCCAAGTTTCTTGTATACTGTTAATAATCTTTAGGATACCAGAACCCAATTTAAGTACTGGGCTAAAGACTTCAGCAAGTGTAGAACCTGCAGTTACAATAAAGTTCTCCCAGTTTGATTTAAACTGTTCGATAATACCAGCAGGAGTTTGTAATCTCTCTTGAGTTAAATTTTCTACTGTACCGTTTACACCTGCAACCTTATCCATAAGTTCTGTAAGCTTATTAGCTCCAGTCCAGTAATCCTGAAGTAAAGCTGAGGCAGCTCTTGTACCACGAACTCCAAAGATATTGAACAAAGCAGAGGAGATATCTATTCCTCGTTTACCTCTAAGTTTATCTCCCAGGATAGATATAATCTTATCTAATCTCAAAAGATTACCAGAGGCATCTACTAGAGAAGCTGGGTCTATACCTAAAGATTTTAGCATCTCACCACCTCCCTTTTTCTGCCCGGTTACGGAAAGGGTTAAATAACGCATCATATTTGCTAATGCAGTACCTGCTGATGAAGCTTGTATACCTTGATTACCAAGTACTCCAATGGCTGCAGCTGCATCACCCACACTGATTTTAGCATTTCGAAATTCTGCTCCTGAATATTGGAAAGATTGGGCAAGGTCTGTTAGAGAAATATTTGCAGAGGTTACTGCAGTTGCCAATTGGTCTACTACTTGAGTAGCATTCTGTGAAGGTATATTAAAGGTCTGCATGATGTTAGTCATCAAGTCAGCAACTCCACCTTTCCCTCCAAGAGGCATACTAAAGATAGAAGCCAGTTTAGCTGCAGGGCCAATCATTCTTTCGATTTGCTCTACATTGTTACCAGCCATTGCCAAGTACCTTTCGCCTGATGCAATATCTGCAGCAGTAAGAGGAGTTACCTCATTGACTTCTTTGGCTACTTGCATTAGCCTTGCCTGTTGAGCAGCATTAGCTCCAGACATTTTAGAAGCTAAGAATACTTGGTCGTATACTCCTGCAGAATATTGGTAGGCCCTTGCCATACCTCCAACCAATTCTTTTCCAAACTCAAAAGCATTAGAAGTTGACATTTGAATACCTCGATTCCAGGTATTCATATCGTTCATCATTGTTCTAAATGAGTTCGATATTCTGCCAGCCTCATTAGAGAATCGGTCTCTTAATACCATTGCAACACCGACCTCGACTAAGCTTCTTCTGTCTATCATTTTCTAGTTTTCTTTTTTAAGTTTTCATAATACTCATCGGCTATATCCTTAAATCTTTTCCTTTCTCGATACGGAAGACGCAAAAAGCTGAGATAGTCAATGGCTACCTCAGCTCTACATATATAAGTGAATGTACCTGGGTGGTCTACGCTTCCGTCAGGTAGAAAAAAGTCGGTGAAAGCATTATAGGATATTTATCAATTCTTCCAGGTATACTTGGATGTTCTACATCGGTGTTACCATCGAAGACTGGGTCATATTCAAATATTGTTTTACGAATCTCTGCAATGTCTCTTACTGAGAATAAATGGAAGCTTTCTACCTTTTCCCATTTACCATCAATCTGAAGATGTAAGTTCCTTGCAATCAATGCTGCATTACGAGTTTGTTTTTCTATTGGTAAAGTAACCAACATTCTTTCTCCTGCACCAGTAAGCAAATCAAATTTAACTACCTTACCTGAAGATAGAGTTACTTCGTAATCGGTAAGCTTACCTTGTTCTGGATAATAAGGAATAGCGTTTGGTTTTTCGGCCAATTCCTTTTCTGTAGGAAATTCTCCATAGTTATCGAATAACATCTCGCTTAAGGATTGACCGTAAGTTTGTACTCCGCCTTCTTGGCCCCAATCATATTCAAATTCTACTTCATCACCAAGTGAGAAGATTCTTGATTGGAATAAGATACAGTATCTGTCATTCAAAGGGATACGGTCTGCATCCTCTACCGTTAATCTACGATTAGGAGTAAAGTCGGTATCAACTACAATTGCCTGAATGAACTTAGTAAGGTTCATAAGGTTTCTTACATCCATAGGATTAGATAAGATATCCTCATCTGCACCATTCTGTTCCCTGATTGAGAATTTATAACCTGATGGGGTTATAAACTCATGTGTTCTACAATTTAATTCCATGTTTAAATAAGTTATTTGGTTATACTTTAGTTCATAGTGTTCGCTGTAACAACAAGAAAGGGGTGAGCCCTTTCTAGGAATCCCACCCCTCCCACCTAAAAATCTTAGTGAAAATAGACTAAGCGTTTTTAATACTTATCTACAGTACCTACTGAGAATTCGATACTTTCGATAGTGTTTTCTGAAGCCATTCTGTCCAGGTCTAATCCTGTAATCTTACATGGCCATACCTCTTCGAAGAGGTGGGTGTTAAGTACGGAAACTCCATCTTCAGCAAGTTCATTTACGATTACATTTTCCCAGTATTGGCTTGGTACCAAACCTCCACCAGCAATCATATCTTGGCATGAATAAAGCCAATCATGAAGCCATGTATCTGAACCTGCAGTAGTTAAAAGTTTACCTACTACTAAGTTACCTACAGTAACTCTACCGGCAGTTTTAACGTCCCGGTTAACGTCTCCATGAGCAACCTGGTCAATCTCTACATCTGGCAAAGTACAAGTTTGGAACAGATAAGTATTGATTGGGTGCTTAGGGAATGTGATACTCCAAAGGAATTTCTTTCTTGGATTCTTTACTTTTGCTCCCATGTTTTCTTAATTTTATTCGTTAACGTCCTGAACAGATACGGACTTGGATGCCTGGTCAATATAGATGCCCATAGTGATTTCTTGCATCGGAACGATATCCTTGAATTTCAGGATTGCTTTGTATTTACCTTGACGAACATCGGCTTCATTGTTAACCGATAAGTCATTGTACGAGTTAGCGTCTTGGTCACCCATCCAGGTGTACTCAGACATGGCATCTTCATCTACCAAGTTATCCAGCATTGGTTTAACTTCTAGATAAATCTTATTCCAAGTGTTCCAGATATTTGGTTCTTCCAAATACTTTTCTAGAATAGGTCTAAGATTCTTTTTGAGATACAGATTCAATCTTACAATTGCAAGGAATCTTTCTGAATCCTGTTTTACCTGAGAAGAAAAACAATGCCACAGCAAAGTTTGTTTACCTTGGTTAGGAACATCTTTGATACAGATTATATTTGCATAATTCTGTGCTAACTCATTGAGTTCCTTAGTTCTTGAAGGAGAACCATAATTTGGGCATACTGGACCATTACCATCATAGATAATGCCCCGATTCATACCAGCAAATGATTTCCAAGGTCCAAACTGAGAAGCAGAAGCATCTCCTAATCCTGCAATGGTACCAAGAACATCTGAATCTACCAAGTTACCGTCGGCATTATAGTATTTAATACCACCACCAAAGTAAGCAACATACTTACTGTTACCTACAGTACCAAGGCAAGTCTGAATCCAAGTGATGATTGATTTCAAGTCTCTTGGTTGGTCACCCTGAGTATAGTGAGTAGTATATTTTGGTACTTCAATGTAGTAGGTATATTCTTGCAGTTCTTTAACCATATCTACTGCAGCCTTGTGTACTTTAAGTACATCAGCGGATGCTTCAAGATGTTGGTCAATGTGTGAACAGAAGATTTGATATACATCTACATAATCCTTAACGAATTCCAGAGAAGCAATCCATTCGTCTGCCGTAGGAGTACTACCGGCACTACCAATTGTACCATTCAATTTTACTCCATCGGCAGTGATAGCAGCACCATTGAGTTTAATATCAATTGGGTTTCTTGTCCCATCTACATCATCAGTTAACCATTTGATGAAGTTGTTCCAAGATTTGATGTTCTCTGTCTTTTCAGTTAATACCGGAACGATATATTCTGAGTTCTTTGCAAATGCACTTAGAGCAAGGTAGTCTACAGAAGTATCATTGTTATCATCTGCAGTTTTGTAAGTTACTACAGGACCTTGTTCAAGTACCTGACCGTTAGCACTGATTACTTGGTAGTAAACGGTGTTAGCCTGTTTGTAAATATTCATAGAGAATGTTTCAGCACTACCAACTGGGTCTCCATAACCTTTGGTTACCAAACCAAAGCCAACAGCAACTGAACCAGAAGCGAACTTAAAAAGAGTAGAAGCAGTTGGTTCCTCTGGAGTTGCAGATGCTACTACTGGAGAACCGTCTTCAGCAGCTTTAGGAGCAGATGCAGCTTTGGCTCTTGCTGCAGCAGATACTACACCTTTAGTTGCACCTTTACCAAGTACACGAATAACACGAAGCTTAGAACCACCATTGAAAGCCTTTTCGATGTTTGATACAGAACCATCTGGTACTATCTCAGAACCAAAAACTCTTTGGAATTGAGAAAAAGATTGGATGAGTTCTGACGGGTCATCATAAGGACCTTTAGTAGTTCTAGCCAATACACAAGAAACTCCTAACATAGGAGTAGTTTGAAGAACATTGTTGTTCTTAAACTCGAAATTTACAGATGGTGAATTAGGCATATTTATACTAATTAAGTTAATTACTCATTTATTTAATACCCTCTAGTATTGAGCTATTTTACGTTAAGGTTAAGTAAATCAGATTCTTGCTTTTCGGTTAGTCCAATCAATACTGAGATATCTTGAATTGGTACAAGTTCACCCTCTTCAGCAAGCTTCTCAGGTAATATACCATCCTTACAAGTGTACTGATATACTTTTTCAAGTAGACCATGACTCTCATCTGGGTGGTCATAGTAATTACCTATTTCGATAAATAGGTTTCCTGTTGGTGCTACCCGACCATCTTCCCATTCTTCTAAGTTATTATAATAAGGTCTTACGTATCCTCGAGAAGGTAATGCTTCATACATAATATTATGAAGTAACCTCATATCGGCTTGAGTATTGGATACCAGGTGAATGTCTAGAGTTATATCTTTCGTTTCATAAGGAAATTCAGATGCTTGGTAATTCCCACCTTCTAGCTTATCACCTATGATATATTTGTTCACACCTATATCACCATTATAGAATCCTTGCAATTCAATGGTAATTCTAGGGCATGTCTTTGCACCCTTAACCTGATTATTACCGATACCAAATATGGGAATGAATTTAGGCATAGCATCCTTATCTGCTTGAAACCTTTTTTCATTCTCTTGTGATAATGGTAAGTAGTCTTCAGGGTTAAGAGTTAAACCTTTCTTAAGTGCTGTTTGTAATAGGCAAATATAAAAGGTTCTTTCTACGATTTCTTCTGTATTTACCATATTATACTAATTGAGGTATTAATATTACATTAAACTGGTATGTACCACCATCAGTAAATATACATTCCCAACCTCCTGAAGTACTACCAAACATAGCTCCTGCATCTTTTCTTCCTCGGGCAGTTGCTGAGAAAGTAGCCTGTGCTGAATTAGCTATATTACCGTAGTCGGTAATCCAATAGTATAGTTTAGTACCTGAGTTAGTATCTACAGCTTGTTGAGTTTGAGATATAGTAGGTATTTTAAAAGCCATTACCTCTTGTGATACTTGTTTTCCTTCTATGAGTTTACCTCTATACCCAGTAATACTAAATCCTGCTGAAGTTTCGTAAGCATTTAAGATTTGGTCTTTTGGTATACCTAAATTAACTACAGCAGGTTCTACCCAGTATCTATATGATACTTCTCCAGCAGCTTGAGTTACAGTTACAGTTTTAGTTAGACCACCAACTTGCTTGATAGTTATAGTTCCGCTAAGAAGTTGTTCTGTGTGATTCTTAGAAGTAATGGATACCTCTAGAGTCTTTTCTTCATTGTCCATAAATCTTAGTCCAGCAGTAAAGGGTGGTTCCTCTAAGAATTCTGCCGTAACCTCTACATTTTCCCAATCTCCTTGGGGTGTACCATTAATCATTTCCCTACGTTGAGAAGTGATTGCCAAAGTATCAGAGCCACCCTTACCCAATAGGTTGATGGCTTCCTTATCTACCTCTAATTTGTATTCGTAGTTAAGGCTGCCTTTCTTTTGAATAAGGTTTACAGTCTTAGGTACTCCATTAACTGTAATGGTAAGGATGGCTTTTTTATCTGCTTCTGTATCATTCACTTTTAACGGATGTACCATTACAAGTGCAGGACCAGTACCAGAGGTTTTATCTGCTTCAAAATCTGCCATTACTTTGTATATTTTCTAAGTTCTTTTCTTAATTGATTTCGTATCTCTTTCTCTAAAACTACGTTTCCACCGGCTGCCTCGAAAGCAGGTTTCCATAAAGGACGAGGTGGAAGATTACCATCTCTACTACCGTATTCCAACATGATAGCGATTTGATTAAGTGTTTTTCGAGAAGTTCTACCAGAGTATGTTATCTTCCTTAATCCTGGAGGAAGACCAACAAAGGTTCTGTCTTTCTGAGTTACCATAGTAACTGACCTTGCATATTGACCAGTAAGATTTAATAGGGTATGTGCTCCATACTTCTTAAGTGTAGCAATAGCATGAGGAGGCCAAGAAACTTTGGAACCCGGTGGAGGTAGACCATTATTTAAACTACGTCTTACTATACGAAGAAGTTGATTACCAAACTTCCTAGTACCTAACTCATAACCGAGTTTCATAATACTGGGAGTTTTAGCAATCAACCTCTCAGCCTGACGTTGTTTAACTGGGTCTACATAAATCTGAATATCACATAGATTATTCGAGAGGTTTATGTTAACCTTTTTGCTTGGCATTGCTATTCTTATTTAATCCTAACTCACTGGCAATCTTCATAAGAATATCTTGTTGCATGGATAACTTCTCTGCTACCTCAGTTTTAAAAGCTTCGAATTCTTCTTGCTTATAAGCCGGAGCTGGTTGTTGTTGAGGAGTTAACATGCCTTCAATGGTATGGTAGATGTTATCACATTCAGTAACTATTGCCTCATATTTCTCTCGGTTATTGAGGATATTTACAGCAGTAGTCCTTTGGATATTTACTTCGTTTACGATATTGCGTAAGTCGGTAGTGTAATAAACATTATTATAAATACCCTCTGCTAAATCTGTGGGAAGGTATATAGTAACAGCAGATACAGAGTCTTGAATAGAGATTTCTGTATTTGCTGTAAAGCTTCCATCTGGGCCAGTAGCTCTTGGTTTGCTCTCACCAACTTTTAATACTTTAGCGGTATCAAAGATTGGATACCCAGAACGTCTGTCTCTCTCTAAGGTGTATATGGTATCACCTTTCTGCAATTTAGAAAAAATCAAATCTTCCATGTTCATCTTTTATTAATTAAGTTTAAACCAAATGATACTGCACCTGGATTCCTTTGCATAAAGTCTACCAGGTTTAAGAATTGATAGTATCCAAATTGGTCAATGAGTGACTGTGCTTTATTTGCTACTTCCTTTGCTATCTCTGCATTGGGAGCAGGCAATGTAAGTTGAATAGTGAAATCTTTTAGTTGATTTCCATTGGTTGGTTCTTTCTTAATCTCTTCACTTTCCATATCGTTTTATCTTTAGGTGGGTATAAACGAAAAAAGGAGTACACCTATGTAAGATGCACTCCTTCCTAATCTGGCTTACGTAATGACGACGGTCATTATTAAGCCGGGGTTGTGGATGTAGTCTTAAGAGCTGCAACTACTGACTGGATAATGTTCTGGTCTCTCTGAGCATCTACTACTTTGTTGAGACGGGCAATTTCCTGGTCTTTAGCAGTGTTCTCGATAAGACACTTGATTTCCTGTTGGCCATTCTTGAGGTCACAGCAGCAACGTTCAAGTTGAAGAGCCAATTCGGACTTCACTTCTTTAATCAAACCTTTAGTTTCGCAGCAGCAATTCTGTTGTTCATGTTCCATCTGGCAAAGACGGTCCATAACACGATTGAAGCCTGCTCCCATTTGGTCACGAGAATCCCGGATATCGGAATTGGTTTTGTATCCCAAATCACAAAGTCCTCTTTCCGTTGTGAAACGATTGTTAAGGATTTCTCTACCAACACCAGCAACATCTTTTGCAACTCCGCTGATTTCCTGAGTTACTCCTCTGGCAGCATCAGAAATATCTTTATAGATACCTGCCTTTGCTTCCTGAACAGTAGACTCTACTTTCTGAATGTCAGCTTTAGTGTCATTGATTTTGTCCCATACAGAAACTGCAGCAGCACCAAAGCCACCACCTACCAATGCACCACCGACTGCACCCCAACCGGAGCCCCAGCCTGAATTGCGTCCATTACAACAGCAACCATCATTACAACCGCGGTCAGCGACGATTACGCCCTCACCACCAGATTTAACTTCTACTCCCAGGATTTTTTGGGTTTTAAATTGTTAAACATAATGATAAATTTTTTAGGTTATTCGTATATGGCCATATACATTAATAATGCTATAGTATCGTATTATCAAGGATTAAGTAAAATATCTATGAGATACACCACAAGTAATGATTGGTAACTTAGTCGGATCTTTAGGAGTTAAAGTTAAAGTACCAATTATGGTTCCTATAGGAAAAACAGTAGTATTCTTTTTTATTATATCTAAACGAATACCATTATCATTATCTCCATCACTTGATAACATACTGATATTTACTGTAAAACCAGCAGGAATACCAGCAGAAGGGTATAATTCCCAGTGATATTCGTAATCAGTAGTTTGATTTGGGTCATTACTAATGGTTACAGGCCTACCGCTTTTACTAAACTTTAAGTTACTTAATTCTACTTGTTGAGTATAAGTACTACTATCTGTACCACCCACTGATATATTGGTTTCAATTGTGATAGCATCTTGAGCTAATGTACCGAGCCCATGATAATTACCTGACCGTATATCAATATTACCAACCCAATTTTCATCTTTTATGGTATTTAATCTAATTGTTCTAGGCCCGTTATTATTTACTCTCCCTCCCAAGTATCCTTCATCTCTAGGGTCTTGGCTAACATAAGCATATAAGGCTTGATTACCATTGCCAGGTTGTTCAAATCTAACTTGCAGATTTCTTGCAGAATCTCCTTCGTTATTGGTTAGTGCCCTGAAAGCCCAGTTATAGGAGTTATCTGGGTTCTGTCCATTATTAATAACCTGCAACCAATCTTCAGAAGGTGGTATGAGTGTAGGTTTGACGTACTTCTTGGTAAACTCTACTCCATCTCTTCGTAAGCTTACGTAGGATATAATATCCCTACTACCTGCACTACTACCATAGATATCACCCTCTAGAGTAATATTAGTAATGGTACTTCCTTCTTGTTTCCAACTAAATTCAAAAACTCTAGTATATGGTATGGGGTTTACTAGTAGGGTAATAGTGGGTACTGTCCCTACCTCTTTACCATTAATTACAACTTTAGGGTTATATAAAGTTATGGTATGAGTACGAGGGTATTCGGCTAAGTTCTGTACAGAATTAGTAATACCTATAAAAGCATTTTCAGAATCCGATTGTAGAGTAGCAGATACCTGACCACTGGGTGAAGCTATTGCCGAGTTATTTTCAGCTATGGTTCTAGAATCCCAAGAAGTAGGAGTACCTTCTACTCCATTGATAGAAGTATATTCTAGTATGTGTAAATCCATTCTTACAGAATTTTCCATACCAGTAGTACCCTCTAATTCAACTTCAGTTACATTCTCTTCTACTGTACCATTACTATAGTTTGCAGTCCAAGATATTTCATACCTTGTAGAGATTGTTGCAGCATCTTGAGTAAATGCCCAAGCATTCTCTACTTCGGCAGCACCATTATAAAACATTACACTACCAGACCGAGTTTGATTAGTAGTATTTTCTTTTACAGAAACCTCAAAATCATATTCATAATTGGTAGGATTACCACCAATTAAATCTACAGAAGCCCAATCGGTAACAGTAGAATCCAAATCGAAATCAGGTTGAACAGCAACTTTACTCGTTACTTTACCATTGATTAAGGTTTCCCTATAAGATTGAAGTGTAACAGTTATACTCTGAGCTAAAGCCGAAAACCCTCCATCTGGAATTGGTTCTACATAATCGATATAATCTCTAGTAGTAATACTTGCAGCTTGTTGTTCAATTGTCAAAGTTATCGAAGTATCACTACTACCAGTTTGAAATATAACGATATCTGCACTTCTTTGACTAGTAGTTGTATTCTCATCTACGGTTACTATGAGTGTATTAGATTGCTCTTCTACATGAATCCAACTTGGAGAACCCGGTATAGACGTAGTCCAAGTAGTATCTTCACTTTGACTTGTAACAGAACCGTTAACAATCTTATACCTTTTACTACTTATGGTAAAAGAGTAAGTACCACTAGGCTTAGCAGGCACTTGTTGATTTAAATCTTGAGTACCGTTATTTACCTTTAGTTCATAAGACCAAGCAACACTAGCACCTGCTTGTTTTACACCTAAACTTAGAGTTTTACTACCGTACTCTAAGTTTAAACTACCACTAAGTTGAGATTCAGAAGTATTCTCTGGCATAGTAGCACTTATACGATATCCCACACCAAGTTCATAAGTTACACTAGTACTACTTACAAAACTAGGTTTAGTTTTTACAGTAGGAGTATCATCATGCCAAGTTGTATCTTTACCATTTACCACGTCCCAATAACCAGACCTTACTAAAGCTTTAACAGTTCCTCCAATATTTGGAGCTGTAGGGAAACTCTCCTTAATAACCAACTCTTCTCTAATGGCCACTGTACCTGCGGCCTGACTACAAGTAATGGTTACGGTTTTGCCTGAACCCACCTGCTCATATACTACAGTACCAGTTCTTGCTTGAGTTGTAGTATTCTCTTTCAGGGTAATAGCCACAGCAGCAGTAGCACTTTGTATTTCAGCAGAAGTAGATTTAACTTGGATATTAACACCTTCATGTGAACCTTCTACTAAAGAACCATTAATATATTTTTCACGATAACTACTAATTGTCCCAGATTTGGTTGTACCTAAGGCATCAAAGTTTAACGTTGGAGTAGAAGTAGTTAATGTATATCTCCATTCTACTAGATATACACTTTGAGTTACCGTAACTTCTTTATAGACAGTGTCCATAGTTGCCCTTACTACTACACTCCTTTGATTTGCAGTTGTGTTTTCTGCAACAGTCAAAGTAGTACCCGATAAACTGAATCCAGTACTAGCAGTAGGTATACTAAGTGTAGGAGTACCTGTAGCATCTGGTGCTGCATTAGTTGCACCTGAAGACCAAGTATTAGTTCTTGGTGCCCTTGCACTTGCAGAGATTTGTGATGTACCTCCCATTTCTGTAAGTGTACTAGGATTTGCAGAAATGGAAACTACCCATGCACCCTGAGTTACATTGGTTATTTTATTCTCTGCTTGATATACGTCTTTAGTAGCCGTACCCGATTTACCATTACAAGTAACAGTAACTGTTCTAACACCAAGTTTAGTTCTAGCTTTTGCAGTAGTACCAAGATTAGAGCCAGATACCAAAGCATTCCAAGTTTCTGTACCTCCAGTAGTTAAAGTACCTCCATCGTTGGTTTTACCATTCCATCCCCAAGGTTGAGTCCAAGTGTATGGAAAAGTACGAGATGCTCCACCGGATGCAGGAATATCGGGTACATCACCAGTAGGAGTTACAGTAATATCTCCATAGGTTTTTACACCTGCTAATTGAGCAAATGTTACTGTAACTTTTTTACCAGATTCATTTTGAGTACTAGTAAATACTTGAGAACGGGAGTTTTCTGATTTATTCTCTAAAGCAGTATAGTGATCTTCATCGTTCATGAATATCCAGGATGGCAAAGTAGGAGATGAAAAACCCACATCTACCGGAGTACCTACAGGTTTACCATTTATATACCTTTGCTTAAATGAATTATACCCTGCTATTTCTGGAGTTGCAGAACCTCCTAAAGCTGAATAATTTAGAGTAGAATTCTGGACCGTAAAAGTATATTCCCAAGTTTCAACTCCTGCATCCTGAGTAAATTGAACTGTTATCTGTTTACCTGACTCATCCTGAGTAAAGGTTAAACTTGCAGAACGTTGATTTAGAGTTGTATTTTCTTTAGCTTCATATTGAGGTACAGTTTGATTATAAGATACCCAATCAGGATAAGCAGATTGGGTATAACCTACTTTAGTATAACTACCAGATATTACTCCATCTACATATTTCTGTTTTCTAGAAACTAAACCAAACCATAGATTTGGAGAAGGAACTCCTCCACTAGCAGGAAAACTTAAAGTAGTTCTATCTACAGTAAATGTATACTTATAAGTTACTTTATGAATATCGCTGAGTTGTACAGTTTCGTTATTTCCGTAGGAACTGGCATTGGATATTTCCAAGCCAATATAATTTTCTCCCGTTCCTGTAGGAGAGAGTGCCAACAATTCAGCCTTGGTAGGGCATTCATTTGAATCCTTACCAAGGCCTACTTTAGTTTTGACAGCACTCCATGTTGCTATCTCACCCATATTAATCTAAGTTTGTGAACAAAAGTTTTTCTCTTAATTCATCAATCTCGGCTTTCAGAAGTTTGATACCTTCGATTGCCAATACTGACATCTTAGAATAATCTACCTCTTTAACCAGGATATAGGTTTCTCCATCCTTTTCTACCTTTTCGAAGGCTTCAGGATTAGGAACTGTTTCAGATTTAACCGTATTCTCAGAAACTAATTCTGGGAAATATTTTTCGATTGTCTGAGCAATTGTACCTATATCGTGATTACCTCGAATCATAAATGAATCCGTAGGTATAGAGCAGATTTCATCAAGAGTATGTTCTAATGGTTTAATGAAAGTCTTAAGTCTTTCGTCAGATTCTTTCCATAAACCAGAAGGAGCAGATACCTTCTTAAAGATAATCTCAGCAGTAGTACCCAATCCCAACTGGTCTCTTGTTACTCCATGAGGATTACTCATGTTCTGCATGTGAGTAGTAAGATTGGTTTGAGCATTGGTACCTGCAGCCTTAGCATCTGCAATAGCAGTAGCTTGAGCAGTAGATACTGGTTTATCGGCATCAGATGTATTATTAACATTGCCTAATCCCACTTGAGCTTTAGTTACTGCATGAGGGTTAGATTTATTACCAATATGGGAATTTACTTTGGCATTTACAGTAGTATCTGCTTGAGCTCTTGTTGCAGCTTCATCAGAGATTAACTTCTCTACTCTAGTAATTTCTCCTTTTCGGTCATTAACTTCTTTAGTGATATTATTCTGCAGAGTAGTATCTGCACCTCTTAATTCTTCAGCAACTAATTCAACTGCAGCTTCAAGGTCAGTTCTTACTTGAGTATCTGCAGCTTTTCTGTCTAATACCTCTTTATTGATAACAGTAGTAAGCTCAGTTTTAGCAGCAGCTATTGCAGTATCTCTATCTACTACCTCTTGAGCAATATCATCTGCCAATTCTCCTTGCAAAGCATTAATAGCAGCTACTCTTGCAGCAGTCTCATCCGATATCTGTTTCGGTAAAGTAGTATCTAATTTAACTTTATCGGCAGGAGCCATAACACCGGCTTTAGTAGATGATGCAGCAGGGATCTGTAATCCTTGAATACCTGTACCGTCTGCCTTTTCATAATTTAGGGTAGCTTTAGATGTATCTGTAACAATCTGGGTTAACCGTATAGGATTAAAAGCCATAAGACGATTAAGATTATCCGTAGTAGTTTTACCCTTTCCACCATCGTAAGCAGTACCTGTAATCTCTCCAATTACTACTCCACCAGAAATAATTGGTGCCCAAGTAGTACCAGTCCATCTAAATTGATAACGGGGTTCTCCATTAGTTATATTCTGATAAATCTTCCCAGCTTCTCCAACTACGGGAATGGTATGTTCTGCATCGGCAAAGATAGCAATATTAGAGATATCTCCTGTAGGAGATACATCATAGGTTGCATATACATCTATTACATTATCTACATATGAAGGTAATTGTTCAGTAGGTACTTTGCCATTTTTATCCAAAGAAGCTAAACCATTAGCTTGACCCTTAGTAGCTTTAAAAGTATCAATATCATCCTGAACTCCCTGGATATCTTTGGTCAATTCAGTTTTTAAAGCATTATCTGCATTGGCTCTTGCAGTAGCTTCATTGTCGATACGAGTTCCTAATGCAGTATCTGCTGCTTCCCTATCTTGAGCTTCTTCTTCTACGGCAGTAGTTAGTTTAGTATCTAATGCCGTATCGGCATCTTTTCTGTCTTGAACTTCCTTATTGATAGCCGAAGTAAGTTTGGTATCCAAAGCTGTATCTGCTGCTTCCCTTGCAGCTTCTTCAGCATCGATGTTTCCTTGAAGTTCTGTCTTAGCATTATTGATGTTACCGTTGAGTTCATTCTTCAAAGTTGTATCTGCAGCAGCTCTATCGGTAATCTCTTTATCTACTTTAGCTTCAACTCTAGCCAATTCAGTAGCATCAGCCTCTGAAGAAGTTTTAATTTGGCTATCAAGTTTCTTAAGACCTTCTACCAAACTTCCTGAATCCAATAAATAATTGGTATCGGTTAAGTCGGGCATTCCTAAAGCATCGGTAAGGCCAACTGAAATTTTTACTTGGTTAAATTTAGAATCAGCATCTGCCTTATCTACTTCAATATGTTTTTGTACTTTACCAAAAGCTGCCGAAGTAGTATCTGTTACCTTTACATCCAAATCTGCAGGAGTAGTACCGGTTGCCTTTACATAGCCATCGAGTTTGATATCAGTACCATTAAGTACTGGATTAGAATCCAAACGATGAGTATTGATAGTATGAGCATTGGTAGCATCAATATTATCCTGCAAAGTAGTATCGGCTTCAGTACGGGCAGTCTCTTCAGCATCAATATTATCCTGCAAAGTAGTATCTGCAGCTTCCCTTGCATCTTCTTCATTATCGATACGAGTACCTAATTCATTGTCGGCATTGGTACGGTCTGTAATCTCTTTATCGATACGGGCACCTAAAGCAGTATCGGCTTCGGTTCTTGCCGTTTCTTCAGCATCGATATTGTCTTGGAGAGTTTTGTCAGCAGCTTTACGTTCTGCAATCTCCGTATCAATACGAACTCCCAGGGCAGCATCAGCAGCAGTTCTTGCAGCTTCTTCGGCATCCAGGGCATCTTGAAGAGCCTTATCAGCAGCCTTTCTTTCTTCCCTTTCAGTTCCCAGGTCTGTAGTATTCTGGTCGATTTTACCTTCTAACCGAATGTCTTCTGCCTTACGAGCAGCAATCTCGGTTTCAAGCAAAGCCTTAACTTCCAAGTAAGAACCAGAAATATTATTCTGAATACCCTGAATCAATTCCAGGTTTCTCTGAATATTTGCAGCATTCTGAGTAATAAGAGCATCTTGGTTATTGGCTCTTGCCAACAATTCAGTACGGGTTTCAGTAACATAAGTTCTTAAATCCTCTACTGTCTTAGTCAGAGTAGTACTTAGAGTAGTAAGCTTGGCATCTAAAGCAGCATCACCTTCAACTCGTTTTTCGGTTTCTGTCTCAATCTTCGTAGTTAACTCATTTAACTTCTGAGTCATGGTTGTTGCGAAGTTGGGGTCATCGCCTAATGCCCTAGCAATCTCTTCCAGAGTATCCAATACACCAGGAGCAGAGCCAATGATTTTCTGAATTGCAGCTTCTACCTCAGCTTCAGTTTGGAATCCTGAATCATTCAGAAGTTCAGAAACTTTAGTTATGTAATTAGCATGTTCCTCGATTCCATTAAGTTTATTCAGAAGAACATCGGTAAAGTCGTTTGAAGAAAGTACTTTACCATCTACCTTATCTACCTTCTTAGATTCAAGACCCTGGATAGCAGTTGTACGGTCTGAGATTTCCTGGGCAATCTTATTATCTAATAGGGTATCGGCATTAGTACGGTCTGTAACTTCTTTATCAATGTTTACCTGAAGAGCTGTGTCACCTGCTAAACGAGTATTAGCCTCATCTGAGATATCCTTAGTTAAGCCATTTACTTCGTCTTTATGATTTGCTATTGCAGTATCCAAATTGGCCTGTATAGCATTCTCTCTAGCGGTTGCTCGGTCTTTCTCAGTATTGATTGCTACCGTGTTAGCTTCTACCTTTGCTTTGACTTCATTTAAACCTGCAGTAGAACCAGTCTCCAAAGAATCAATTCGGTCACTTAAAGTTTTATCTGCTGCTTCCCGGTCCTTAACTTCTTGAGTAACCTCACCTTCTACTCGAGTAATCTCGGATGAAGTCTGTTGGCTTAAGTTAGATATCTGACTTTCAATCTTAGTTTCAAGTGCAGTATCTGCAGACTTACGGTCTCCAATTTCCTTATCCAGGTTTACTTGAAGGATTTGGTCTGCTGCCTTACGTTCAGCTGTTTCTGTACCCAAAGCAATGTTGGTAGTATCAATACGAGAACTCAGATTACTGTCGCCATTAGTACGGTCCACAATTTCCTCATTAACCATGTCCTTAACTTCTTTGTAGTTATCAGCAATGGTTTTATTCATGGCAGTGATTGCCTCAGAGTTCTTTGTGATATTTGCTTGGTTAGTAGCAATAGCCGTAGTATTAGCATTTACCTGAGCAGTCAATTCGTTCTTAACCGTATTGATAGCATCCTGCATTGACAAAGCCAAATCCGAAACTCTCTGAGTAAGAGCAGCAATATTATCGGTATGGGTTTTATCTGCTTCCTTTCTATCAACAGTTTCTTTGTCGATATTTGCCTGCAAGATTGCATCGGCATCTTTACGGTCTTGGATTTCTTTTGCCAAGTTATCCTTAACTACCTGAAGAGCAGTATCTCCGGTTGCAGCAGAGTTATCTACATACTCCTTAAGTTCTTCCTTAAGAGCAGCATCAGCTTCCTTACGTTCTACAACTTCTTTATCAATGTTTACCTGCAATGCAGAATCGGCAGCAGTACGGTCTTCAATCTCTTGGTTTACTTTTTCGGTGATTGCTGCCAACTTCTTGGTGATAGTTGAAGCAAAATTAGGGTCATCCCCTAATGCCCTAGCAATCTCTTCCAGAGTATCGAGTACTTCCGGTGCAGAACCAATAATCTTTTCAATTGCTGCCTCTACTTCGGCTTCAGTCTGATAACCAGCATCGTTTGCCAATTGTGATACCAAAGTAATGTAGTTAGCATGTTCCTCGATTCCATTCAATTTGGCAAGCAAGAGATCTGTAAAGTCATTCTTGGTTAAAGAATAACCTTCTCTCTTATCTACTTTCTTGGAATTAAGGTCTGCATCTGCAGCAATACGAGCTTCCTTCTCAGCTTCGATAGCAGCAAGTACATCTGACTTATCACCATCGGTCTTTTCACTTAAGGCAGTTATCTTCTGGTCAAGGATTTGGTCCTGAGCAGTACGAGTTGCAGCTTCAGAATTAATATTAGTCTGAAGAACTTGGTCTGCAGATTCCCGAGCTTGAGCCTCTTTATCGATATTTACCTGGAGGGTATTATCTGCATTAGTACGGTCAGCTACCTCTTTGGTAATTGAATTCTGAAGAGTTTCATCGGCAGCTTTGCGATTTACTACCTCATCAGAAAGTTTACTTTCTAAGGCAGCATCACCAGTTTGACGATTGGTGATTTCTTCAGTTAGTTTCAACTGAATATTTGCATCGGCATTTGCTCTCAATTGGGCTTCTGCCGCAATATCTTGTTTGAGCTCTGCCTTATCATTGATATGCAAGGTGTTCAGTTGGTGAATACTTTCTGATAAAGCATCATCGGCAGTTTTACGAAGCTCAGCTTCTTTATCTACCAAGTCTTTAGCATAAGCTTTAGCTTCTGCCAATGAACCAGTAGTTTCATTTCTGAGGTCTGCAATGTCAGCAGTATTCTTATCGACTTTTGCTTCTACTTTATCTATCTTATTGATAAGGTTAGTAACTGCAGTGTCGATTTTATCATTAAGTAAATCCACTGCCTTGATGAAATTAGAGTTAACCTCACTAATTTGGGTACTCAGTTTTCCTTCCTCCTCCTTAGCTCGGTTAACTTCATCTGTCAGTGCATTACGTAAATCCGTTAATTTGTTGGTAATTGTAGTAGCAAAGTTGGGGTCATTTCCCAATGCTTCTGCCAATTCCTTTAATGTATCAAGTGCATCATCAGCACCATCAATCAAATCACTGATAGCTTGTCTTACCTGTTCTTCAGTTTGGAACTTAGTATCATTCTCCAACTGAGAAAGCTTAGTGATGTAGTTTGCTCTTTCTTCAATGCCCTCCAGTTTCTCTTTGAGTTTATCTGTGAAGTCATTTTTAGATAAGTCGTATCCTTCTCTCTTATCTACCTTATTGGCAATAGAAAGAACGAATGCCCAGAACTCATTAATAGTTCCGGCAAACCCAGCCTTTACGAAGTCATCGAAATAACCCTGTAAAAGTCTTTGGTCAATTTCTTCATTTGTGTAATACTTACTTACGTACATATCATTATTATTTTAAGGATTGATTACTTACTTACCACAGAAGAAGTCAGAATTCTTATCCCTGAATGGTTCTCCTTCTTTTCCACAGAAGGCATTCATTGGAATATCTGGATGTTCTGGGTCTGGGTCTCCCCCGTCTTCAATATCACCTCTGATTATTGCATAATCTGGAAGTTGATTGATACGGAATTTTATCACCTGGCCAATACCTGGATGAGGTATTATCTTATCCCAAACTTCTCCAAAGTAATCTTGAAAGCAAGTAACGAACTTACCTCCGGTCATAGACTGGAATGTAGTAACGTCTAAATTACTTTTCTTACTTTCAATATGTACTCCAGATGTACCGTTCAAGACAATCAGGTTACTGTCAAACCAAATACCGTTCCCAGTATTAATTGGTTTCCATCGTAACATTAACATCTTTGCCATATACTTTTCAATTTTATTCTACGAATTGTATTTTGGTATCTCGGTCCCTTTTTAGGATAACCATGAAGACTAATGCTTCATCCTTGGCCTGAGCAACTTGTGTATCTCCAGAAGGTTTATAAGTAATACCATTAATTACGAACCTATCTTCAGACCAGTTAAAATCCCAATAGCCTTCTGGAGTTAAATATCCCAGTTGTTCTATATATGATTTAGTAACCAGTATTGATAAATTCTCATCATCGAGTTCTCCAGTTACTGTTGCCTTATTAATAGGCCAGTTTCTGAAGGCATTGTAATAACATAATGCCTCGATTGGTATATTATAATATTTAGGGATTTCATCTTCTCCATGACTTAGGAGTTGATTTACATTCTTTGCCCAAGTTATAGTTTGCCTACCAGCATCTACATCCAAGAAATCATTTATAATCTTCTTGTATCTATCCCAAGACCGGTTCTTAACCAATCTATGAGGAGTCTTGGTCATCGTTTTCTAATTAAGGTTCTACCATTACGTTTTACTGGAGAGCTGGGGTTTGGCCCATCTATTAATCCAGGTCTTCTTCTGTCTACTACTCTTGGAACTACTACATGACTTGCTTGGTCACAGAATGGTAAGTAGATTTCCAATCGTCCAGCTAACATACAAAGGTTTTTTCTTAACTCGTCTATGATACCGCCAGGTTGCATTGCTTGAGAGAATGTTTTCCATAGGGAAGATGTTGCATCGGCAAGTGTATCATAGTACTGTACTTCAGTAGGCCCAGTTGTGATTTGTTTGATTCTATCACCTCGAGCTTGTTCCGGTTTAGAAGAACCATCACCAACTTGTTCTTTGGTTGAAGTAAGTTGACTTAGGTATTCTCCTGTACTTGTTAATAAATTAAGGAGCTTAACATTGAGATAATCCCATGCTGCCAATTCCATAATTAGTTGGTTTTCTAGAGCTTCATACATTAACTCATCATTATATTTATCCAGTGGGATAATATGATTTACTAGCGGTTGGATATATAACTGCCATTTAGTTATGTACATTGCTTTCTCTTCTGATGACATACCATCTGAGATTTCTGAAGGAATGTAGTAATTAATTAGGTTATATATACTATCGGTTAATGTAGTTTTGGACTCAGTATTTACAATTACGATTTTGGTTGCATTTAAGTTAAGTCCTTCGGAGTTCGTTATGTTCAACGCTACTGTATAGAATCCGGACTTTTCATAAGTATAAGTAGGTTGTTTAACATCATAAACGGACCCCTTATCATCACCAAAGTCCCAGTCAAAAATGGCCTTGGCTGGGACTTTGGTTAACACTCTAAATGAAACTTCCAGACCATTCGCAATAGCTACAAAGTCTAGATTGTCCATGGTATCTTATTTTTTAGATTCTTCGAACTCTTCCAACAGAACCTGAATCAGAGTTTCAACTGTATCACCTTTGTCGGCAACAATTTCGTGACGAGCAGCGATAAGGGTTGCTTCTTCGAGAGTATAGGCTTTGGCAATCTTTTTGATTTCCATGCCTTTTTCGAACTGAGCATTCAGTTTCTTTTCCAACTTATCGATGTCATCATTGGAGTATTTGTCGGTAGCTTTCTTATCAAGAACCAAACGCAGGTGACCTGAATTCAAAGCCATCTGAATCTTTTTGGTTCTGTACTGACGAGCACTCAATTCTTTTTCTTCTCCTCTACAAATTGTAATACCTGTAGATTGGTCATGGAAGCTGTAAGCTTTAGCACCTACAGTTACTTTATATTTATCCATAATTTTACTAAGTTTTTAGATGTTTAAAATTAGGGGTAGGTCCTCGCAAAACCTACCCCATTGAGAAATGGAATTATTTGTAAAATAAACCAGGTGTAGTATTACTCAAGGTTAACCAAGAGATATGGGTCAATGTTCATGAATTCAGGGAATCCGAACTCGGTGAACTTCTTCTCTGCAGACAGAATCAATGCAGCATCCTGATACATCTTAGAGAAGCCTGTAGTCAGAGTAGCATAGATTGCCTGAGTCTGATTTGATACAATTCTTTCTGATTCAAGCATCAACTGTTTTGCAGTCAGTTTAATCAAAGCAGCAGTTGTATCAATCAACAGCAAGCCTTGGTCGGGTGTACCCGGGTGAATGTAAAAGTTAGCATTCTTAGGTACAGGAGACTTCACATTCAGTGTAGCTTCAGTTGTACCAGAATGACGTTCTTTGAATTCCGGCAAGTTCAGCATTTCAATTGCTTGGTCTTCACCACCAATCATAGTAGTAAAGTTACGTCCCATACGAGCAGCTCTTACCCAGATATGCAGCAAATCTTTGTAAGTGATACCATTCGTAGTTTCGTATACACCGATAACCGGAGCAGATTCTGAACCATCTGGTTTGTTACCATTGATAACAACATCCATGGCCAGAGTATCCATTGCATAACCGAGCTGAACACCGAAGTCACGAAGGTAGATTGCCAATACATCAAGAGATACGTAGTTACGAACTTCATCAGTAAGTTTGAATCCCTTACCAATTTTGAAGAGACTTACTGATTTCTGTCCAAAGCTTACATCTCCCAATGGGATAGTTTCTGCTTCGTTAACCTTTGCAGGTGCAGCATCGGACATATTAATCATCGGCATGATTGCGCTAAGACCACTGATTGACTGGTCAGATGCAATAATCTCCGGATAGAACGGAGCTTGACGCATACCAAGAGTGATAGCAGAACGAATGATTTCCGGAACAATCCAACGAACATCTTGCTGAGGCATCGTGAAGATGTTTTCCATTGTGTCGATTTTCGGATTGATATCCAACTTCTCGAACAATTCATCTTGGGTAATACCCCATTTACCAGTGGTAAGTTCACCTAATGTGATGTCCACAGGTTTTTTGTTCTGTGAACCTTGACGGTAAGCATCCAACTGCTGTACCATTTGAGGAAGTTCTTTTGCGAAGTCTTCTCTCTTCAATTTTGAAATATCAACTTTTTCCATGTTTCTTCTTCTCTTATTTAATAAGTACTTGAATTACCTCGTTTGCCTCATCTGCAGGTGTGATGGCAATGAAAGGTGTAGCATCTGTTGACTGGTTTGCTTTTACAAATCGGCCGTTCAGTAAGTCACCAGAGGGAACTACATATCCTGCTTTTAAGTCAGCAGCATTAGATACCCAGTTACAAATCATGTAACCTTCCACAGCAACAGTTACCTCTACTGGGAATTTGTTCTGTGCCTGGTAAGCAGGATTTACATTGTCGGTTACTGCCACTCCGATATATACCTGAGTAGATTCAGTGTAAGGTTCAATTAAACCGTCTTCTCCAAGAGCTACCGGCATACCTTGCAAAATTGTTTCACCATCTTTTACACAGAAAGCTTGGTGCAATTTGTGTGATTCACTTTTGTAAATCACCGCTCTTGGGGTCTTTTCCCCAAACAGCGTCATTGGCTGGTCTTTGTTTACGATTTTAGTCATAACAGTGATATTTATCGATTATTACTTGAATTTCTTCTTATACAAATCTTCGAGGGTTTCCGAAGTAGACTTGGCTTCTGCATTCGAAGTAGTTGCAGGTTTCTGAGTTCCAGTCTTTTCATCAGGCTCTGCAACAGAAGAAGCACGGCTTACATCATGAGAACCACAGCTTGCACATACCATTGGGAATTTTTCTTCCAGACGACTCTGATAATCCTTAGTTAAGGAGATGAGAGTAACGATGCCAGTAGTTTCGGCATTCAACATTGTAACAATAGTTTCATCGGCTTTGTCACCCATCAACTTCTTGTAAGTAGTAACAGCATTTTCACGGAGAGAAGCAATGTGATTCTTTCCTACAGTTGCCATTTCCTTCAAGTTTGCAACTTCTGCATTCAGGTTGGTAATCTGTTCTGTAAGAGAAGATTTCTCTGTAGTAAGATTATCTACCGTTGTCTGAAGACTGTTTTTGGATGATACCAAGCTTTGAATACAAGAAATAACTTCTTCCTGAGTCATTTCTTTGCCTTCTGCCAGAGATAACATGTTATCTCCGAAAAGCTTTTCTAAAAATTCTTGCAATTCTTTGTTCATATTTTCTTTATTAGGATTATGATTTTCTTGGGTACCATTATCATTAAAAGAATCTGGAGTATTGTCCTTTTCTTGGAATGAGTTGAAATCCGTTTTGTAGTCAGTAAAGAAGTACTGTTTGGACTTGTCATCCCGATATTCCTCATAAGAAGACCAGGTTCTTTTTGCAAAGGTTGGATTAATGATTTTACCATCTTCACCAATCTTTTGAGCAAATGAATCAGCTCCATGAGATACCAGGGATGTTTCCATATATCGAACTACCTCGGTAACTATTCTACGAACCATTTCACCTTTAGAGTCATAAGTACCAAGTTTTTGATAGAATTCACCATCTTCCATTCCTGGGTGTGATTTATCCCACTTAAACTGTACTGTTACCGAGTTACTATGAATTGAAGGAGGTTCCATGAGAATACCTCTAGCAATTCTTGGGTTAGCTTTACCATCAATCTTCAAAATACCATTGATACCTGCAGGTATAGTAAAGCTTCCATCCTTATAAGACTCCTGCCACATTACTTGAGATACAGCTCCAATTGCATTACCAATATTTGTTTCATGGTCGCAATTTACTGTTTGCCCGAGTAACAGTTTCATGGAAGCCTTAAGTACTCCATTCTGACCAAAGTCAGTAGGATTCCAGTTCTTGGATACAATCGTTTCAGAAAGTAACCTAAACATTGGTTCTATGAACTCTTCGTCCTTCGGAGTAAGTTCCGATTTATCAAGGTTTGGATAATAGGTATTATAATCTATATCCCCTCCCCAAAATCCAAATTGAGCAATGGTATCCGGTGTCGGAGTCTTCCATTTGTAATAATTCTCTGAGAAAGCCTGGGCTCCAACTGCTTCTGGGATATACCCAGCCATAATGGTATGACCCTGGCCAATCACCATTGAATCAAGATGCTCTTTGTTTTTTTTAGTAAATTTACTCATCTTGCTTTTGTATTTTGGTCTCCACGAGATGGAGCCGGATTAGTTTTATCTCTTGACCTACGAGCAGATTGGTTTTTATCATCCTGCCTTTGCTTCTTCTTGGTTCCCTCTTGAGGGTCTAAATTACCCTTAGCAAATTGGTCCTCAAGTGAAACTCTTGGTTCGTCTTCATCAGGAGAATCATAACCCATTGCCCAAGCATATTGGTCTTGGCTAATGATACCAGCCTTATATAATAAATCCAGGTTTTGGATTTTATACTGAAGACCTTGTTGAACCTTAACTTCATCAGAGATAGTTGAAGTTCCCCATGATATCTTTATTCCCTTATTATCAAAGCCTGCCAGACGCAGTTCTAGAGAATAAAGAAAATCCAATACATAAGTTACAAGCATTTGGATATTTTTTAACTGGCTGATTAATTTAGACAGCATTATACCCGTTGCTCCTTCTCCTGTTGTTGAACTAACTCCAATAAGGTTTCCATTAACTCCCAAACCATTTGCAACTGATTGCTGATTCATGTTCCAAGGTTTCTCAATATTACCAAGTTCCTTGGTAGTTGAATTGAGTTTAAACTCATGGTCATCAATGTAACCAGTTACTATACCATCTTTCATACCATTACGAAGATTTCTTTTCAAATCTTTTAAGGTACGTTCAAGACGGGATTGATAAGCTTGTAAGCTTTCATTTGGATTCTGGTCTGGTTTAGTCATCTTAGCTTCCAAGAATCCTACCATACCAACCATTTCCATTATGTGTTTGAAGTTAACCTTCATATCATGTTGGCCTTTTAATGAATCCAATGCTGCCATAAAAGGAGGAATCCCATAAGGTTCATCGGTATCATTAAACATACCAGCATACACATAAGTTTCTGGGTTTAGTTTGATATAATCTTGGTGCTTTACGAAGTAATTCTTATTCCTCTGGTAAGGAGAATATACTCCATTGTTCTCTCTTTTGAAAACAATGTTCTCGGGTCTAAGGAATAAGACTGTGTCCAAACCATCCAACATATCATTGGGAACTCCTTCAACAGATATAGCTCCACTAACAAGGCATTGTACAATCATCTTATTAACTAGACCATCTATACCAGCAGTATACCTAGACCATTTCTTAGTAGCTTCAGTAAGATGTTTTCTCATCTTATCTGCTTCAGCATCTGAGTTGTTTGGGAATGTTACCGTATGACCGGTGTTTGCCAACTTAAACATATCCTGCAAAGCAATGCCCATATCCGGATTTACCTTATATAAATCACGAATCAAAGGGATTACTTCAACACGAAAAGAAGGGTCTACCATTACGGTCATCCCTTTCAGAGTACTGAGTAAAGAGTTATCTTCATCCACTGATACTCTACCAGGAGATATAGCAGCAGCTTTTGGCTTGCTTGGCTCCTTGTTTGATTCAGGAGGTGGGTCTTTCTTTCTACCCCAACTCCAATTAAAATTGAGCTTTTTCATTTCGGTTGTACTATTACGTTAGTTTTTCCTTTTCTTATGTGATTACAGATTGCTTTACCGAATATAGAGTCATCTGCATATACATCCCCCTCTAGGTCTACATCTACTGTAGAATTATTAGCTCTATGCTTACCCATTGCAACTGGCCTACCTAAACCATCATATATGAAGGTATATGCTTCTTGAACAAAGAAAGGGTCTTTAACAGTGATATTATCTTCTCGAATATCCTGTTCAAGTCCCTCTACAATAACAGAACGGTTCTTTTGTGTAGTTAACCATCCTGGAGATTTATCTACCTCAGGTCTAGATTTACCTTTCTTCTTAAGCATTTTCTGATAGTAATACAGTTTAGGATAACCTTCAGTTTGAAGAGCAGAAGTTACTGCCAATCCAACATCGTTAGATTCTGGAGCAATAGTGGCAAAGTTAAATAAATGCCCGGTATCTCCAAGCAATCTTGCATACTTATCTACTGAAAGTCTACCTTTAAATACTGCTTGTTCTTCTCCCTGTTTGTCCATGCAAGTAAATGCAGAGTAGTCAGAAGACCTACCAGTTGAAACGTCAGCACCAATGAAATATTCCTTATCTGGTGCTGGTTCCAAGAATTGCCGATATTGACCATTAAACCTTTTCTTAATAACCGGATAATCACTAAGACAGTCTTCGATAGCTTTTATGTCAGCTAAGTCGAAGACCGTATTTCCAGATGATAAGAAGTCACCATCAATTTCTTGTGCAGTTCTTTTAGTTCCCAAAGCAGAAGACATTTCATTGTACCAATTAATATCTCGTTCTGGGTGCATTTGCCAATACAATCGAAGTGGATTAAATGGATTCCCTCCGGCAATAGCATCTACCCAAGTAGAGTGGTAGAAATTACCAACTCCATAAGGAGTGGAATTGATGATAGCAGCTCCACCAGTGGAAAGAGTAGGAAAAGCGGCTGCCCAAATCTGGGCTGCCCATCTAACTACTGCTGCTTCATCAATTACCAGTAAGGATAGAGATTCTGAACGACCGGCTTCTGAAGACGTTGGGATAGATTCTATGAATGAGCCATTATCGAACTCTATCATTGATGCAGAACCATATTCTCCAGAACGTCCATTAATAATCGGTGTCTGTAAATACCATGGCAGGTTTTTGTACATGAACTTAATCTTCTTTAGTACCTTCTTTGCTGTTGTGTCCTTGATTGAGATAATGTTAATCTTCTTGTTAGGATGATACATTGCCAACCATAGGCAGTACATAGAAATAAGCTCTGTAATACCTGCCTGTCTGAACTTAAGCAGAATATTGAAACGTTCTTTTACGAAGTTATACAGAACCGATTTTTGATATGGGTAAAGTTCGAATCTTACCTTTCCCCTCATAGGGTGTATCACATAAGTGAAAAGGCTAAAGTAAAAAACATCATTACTAACTTTAGCAAGTGTTGCTAGTTCTTCCCTTGTGAGAGCAGATGTGTTAGTTTCTATGTTAATCTTCTTTGCCATAATCAAAAGTTATATGTTACTGAAAACTCTAAGTCAGCTTTTATTCCCGAAAAGAACTTCGGATAATGAAAAGCATTTATACCAAGTTTATAATTGAAATTAGTAGTCTTGATTGAAAGGCCTGTCCCTATGTCTAACATTTGATTAAAGATCCTATATTTACCATAAACGTATGGACTTAGAGTTAGTTTTCTAATTCTTTTTTGAGTTAATTGACCTTCATACCAATTGTACTTATACTTATCTAAGTCCATGTTAAACATTCTCGTTGAATAAGAGTTTGTTTCCTTGTTGAATAAACTTAGGTTCAATTGGTTTTTATCCAAGGTAAATTGGACCAAAGAATCTTCTCTACTAATCCTATTCGAAGTAACCGCTGTTGAATCAGAAGCCTGGGGTTTAGTCGAATTGCTACTGTTTCGATAGAAGTCGTAGAGAAGAATTCTCTGGGGCTGAACCAATTGTGTATATGGTGATTGGGGCTTGAAGTTCTCTTTCAGTTTGATTGTATCAGGAATGCCAATGACCGATGAATCAGGAAGTTGTCTGATATATGAATTCAGTTTGTAATTCCTGAAGCAAAGGTAAATAGTAAATCCTAGAAGTAGAAGGAATACAAAATTCTTGATGCTATTTCGGTTCATGACGAATAAAGGTTTTAAGCTTACTCCTCAACCAAAATCGTTCTACTCTAGAAAGTTTAGATTTAACTAACATGAACTTCAGTTGAAAAGAAGTATGGGTTTCTACAATTTCAAAACGTATACCAGGAATATTCTTAAACACTAATCTGAAAAGTTTTAAGATTCCTATCAAGTTAAGCTCAGTAACTTTGAGCTTGTAATTTATCAATCTCATAATCACAAAATTTTTAGGTTTCAAATCGAAATAGTCGTACGATTAATATTACTAACTATCGGTAATCGCTTAGCGATTACCCTTTATCGAACGTAGTGAGATAAATTTCCTATATCCTAAAAACATATATCCAATATCTACTACAAACAATAGCTATATACGCATATAAAAATATAGATATATATACGTAGTATATTATATATCTATATTTTTCAAATGGCGGTTTGGACTAATATATACTTTAGTATATATTAACATTGAAGTGTACCTAGACCCTTTTGATACATCCCCTAAACCAAATCCCAACTTCATATACCGAACCCTTGGCAATGGTATACCTTGCTTTGTTTAACCAGTAAAGGTAATTCTCTTGGTCAATGTAAATCTTAAACTGTTTAGGAAATCCCATGATTGCCTTGAAATCGTTAATCCCAAGAGGGTATCCATCAGGTCTAAATTGCCTATCTGCAGGTCTTAAAGTTAGAGGTGGTTTATCTAACTCCAATCGATACACTCCCGGGAGTGTACTCATCTTAGCAGTCTTAATGGGCCATTTCTTCTCTTGCTTGAAAGCACTATTCCATAATACTTGAATCTTCTCAACAGTCAGATTCTTCTTTTCCGGAAGCTTTCGATAGTCATACATTGCAAGGGTCTTTTCTATCGGGATGTTATAATTACTCCCGTAAGGAGATACAAAGAGCAAGTCTCTAGTAAGTTTTGGAGTTTTTACTTGGAATACTTCATTAAAAGCATTCAAGTATTTCTTACCGGTTTTCTTATGCACTCCAATGATGATTAAACGTTTCCTTGATACTTGGGAGTTCCCATAATCAGAAACGGACCTTTCGTGAAAAATAAGTTTATAGTCCTTAAAGGCTTCCTGGAGGTATTTATTGGGTAAGAGAGATAGCAAACGGGGCAAGTTTTCAATAAGAAAAATCTTAGGTTTGTAATAATTGATTCCCTCTATTACTAGATTTAAACTTCGGTTATCTTTGGGTTTACCCAATTCTTTAACTTTTGAAAGCCTCATAATAGACGATGCGCCGCAATCCGGGCTTGATATTATTATATCTACTTTCTCATCAAACTCTTGTAAACAATATCCTTTGTAGAACGGTACATCCTTAAAATTAGCCTTCCATTGCTCTTCTCCAGGAGTATGGAATACTCCTCGAGGTTCTATATTCCCTAATAGGCGCTTCCTAAAAGGGAAGAGCAGACCGCCCTGGCCTGCACTTATCCCTAATACATTCATTTCTTGTAGCTTCTAAGTTTTACATACTTAACCCAGGAATAATGTTTACGAGTTCGGATATACTCCAAGTCGTGGTCATTATTATGGGCTTCCTCTTCGAAGCTTACATCATGGTATCTTTCGCTTTGTTTGTTCCACTTAGCAAAGAACCAGATGATTAAGTACTCGATTGCATACCATAAGTAGTAGAATATCCACAACATCTCTTGCATTTGTTTGAGATGAATGTGCTCATGGTTGTAATCATAAGTATCAAACTTAGCACCTTTTCTCACAAAGACAATTCCGAATAAGTTCATTGCCTTGTATCCCTTGAAAGGGATGAATTTGTTGTAAATTACCTTCATTATATCTTGTTTTTAAAGTTTTCGTAAGCGTTTTTTAACTTCTGGTCATAGGCATTCTGGGCATACCCGGGACCATTGTATTTTCTGGCAAAGCCAGCCCAG